GTTGACCTACGTGCAAAAAGCCACCCAATTACTTGGTCATTAATGCGTGGGTCGGATTCACCTTTTATAACAAGAGTAGGTGTCTGTTTTAAAAAATCAGGTAATCTACCATTATACTTACCAGGATCAATACAAATAAAACGGAAATCATTGAAATAAGGAGTTTTTCCAAGTTCTTCAATAAATTGTTTTGACCATTTACAATTATTTGAGTAAAAACATATATTTTCACCCCGGGAAGCCATTCTGTTCTTAATTGTATGCTAAACTTTTACGAAGTTCTACGCATACAATATCTTTCATCAACTCAATTTTATACAAAAAAAATTTGAGAGATATTTTATCCTATTTTTAATATACAACAATTCAGACAATAAAGAAGAATGTTTGAAAATATTAAGACTGATGGTAATTTCACCACATTTACAATCACCCCGTTCCATGTAACATACGCTAATACCCTGCGCCGTGTAATCCTAACTGGAGTTGAAACTGTTGCATTTAGAGCTGATATGAAAGAAGATGGAAGTACTACTCATGTAAATGTCACTAAGAATGACACTGCTATGACAAATGAAATGTTAGCAGACCGTATTGGTCTATTGCCGATAAATATCAAAGACCCTTTGCATTGGCGTGCTGACAAATATAAGTTTAAACTTGATGTAACAAATGATACTGATAAATCTCTTGATGTTGTATCTTCTGATTTTAAAGTGTATGAAAACCGTGATGATTCTGATGAACCAGTACAGGTTCCTACAGACTACTTCTTTCCTCCTAATGCAATCACAAAGAACACACATCTAATTGCAATCTTGAGACCTAAAACAATTGGAAGCGAAATTGGCGAATCAATTCAATTAGATGCTGTAGCTACTATTGGTAATGGTAGACAACATGCTCGTTTTATTCCAGTAAGTCAATGCAGTTATATCTATAGCCTTGACGATGATGCTGAAAAAATTAAACAATATTTCAAAAAATGGTTGAATAATCAAAAGAAAGTAAATGTAGATACAGCATCAGAAGATGTCCTTAAAGTTTATGAGCGTGAATTCAATACCATGGAAATTCAACGTTGTTTTAAAGTAAATGACAAAAATGAACCTTATAGTTTTAATTTTACTATTGAAACAGTAGGTATTCTAAATGTACCTTATATTGTATCACGCGCATGTGATGTTATTCATGATATGTGTAATAAATACGCAACAATTAACTATGGAGATTTACCCAAAGAAGTAACTATTCAACCAGCCGATGGTAGAATTATTGGATATGATGTAGTCTTTACTGGGCAAGACCATACTCTAGGAAATCTATTCCAGACATGGATTGTTGATAATATGATTGAAAAGAAACATGAGAGTGGTATTAATGTAACTTATGCCGGTTATAAAGTACCTCATCCTTTGTATGATGAAATGTATGTACGTATTGCGGTTGAAGGGGGTAACGAAGAAACAATTAGAGAGGTTCTTTCTATTGCTTCAAAGGGGTGTATGGAAATCTTTGCAAATCTTAAGAGAAACTGGGAGGCCAAAGTTGGCATTTCTATTAAGATGCCTACAAGTGAAGTAAAAGTACGCCCTCAAGCATCAAAAGTAGATACAACAGCTTCTAGAGTTCAACCTACGGCACCTGTAACTGCGTCTAAAAGAGAAGAACCCATTAAAAAACTCTCTTCAGCTATTACCGCATTTGAAAGCGACGATGATGAAGTAGATAGTATTGACACTTAATAGAATGTTTGAATCTTTTCAATCTCGTATTCTTGGTTCAATTAGTATAATTATATTACTTTTTACACTATTAATACATGGTGTTTCTATGGGTCTTGGTTCAAGCATACTATTTATTATTATGTTTGGTATATCATCCCTAATAGCTATATTTGATATTCATTGTACACTTGCGGGAGGCTGTACAATTTTTTCATGGATTAAGACAGTACTTTTATTATTATCATTTATATCATTGGTTTTTGTTTATAAAAATATACCAGCTGAAAAAACAAAAGAAGAACAACAAAAGAAAGATGAATCTGTGCCAGTTGTATACATAAAAGAACCTACACGTAAGTTTGAACAAAATAAAAATACTCTTGAACAATTCTATAATTTACTTAAATAAGTTGGATGCATGCTATAATTATATACTCTAATTGTACTATTATATAATACTATTAGTGTATGTTGAATTTTATTTTGTTTAATTATATTTTAAACAAAATATATCATTAGCGCAATAATAATGCCAGCTGCAGGCTATAACTTAACGGGTTCACGTTATTTTTTGTTTACAAAACAAAAATAAGCCTAGTTTATGTATTAAATAAATACATAAACTTCGTACAGTTTAGCGCAATTTAGTCAACCTCGTCAATTACACGAGGGCCAGATGACTCTTCTTCTTGTGCATCTGATGTAGATGCTTGTTGTTCCATAGCATTACGAAGTTGTTCTTCCATCTCAGGTGTCATTTGAGGTTGACCTCCAGATGAACCAGATGAACCTGCTGCCCCATCCTGGTAGAGTTTAGCCATAATAGGCATGAACTTCTTCTCTGCATCTGATTGGCGTTCCTTGAACTCTTCAGTAGTTGCATTCTCATTTTCAGAAAGCCACTTGAGCTCCTCATCAACCTGTGCAGTTGCATCTTCTGCATCTTGCCCCAACTTCTCCTTCACCTTATCCTCATTAAGAGAATTGCGAACATTATAGAGATAGGTCTCAAATCCATTACGCGCTTCTACCTTTTCAGCCCTAACTTTATCCTCCTCTGCATACTTGGATGCCTCTTCTACCATACGCTCAATATCATCCTTGCTCAAACGATTGTTTTCATTTGTAATAGTAATCTTATTAGACTTACCAGATGATTTCTCAGTAGCATTTACATTTAGGATACCATTTGCATCAATATCATATGTAATCTCAAGTTGAGGTACACCACGAGGCATAGGAGGAATTCCCTCAAGACGGACTTGACCAAGAAGAGTATTGTCTTTTACAAATTGACGCTCACCTTGGAATACCCTAATATCAGCAGCAGTCTGATTATCAGAATATGTAGAAAAAGTTTGAGTCTTCTTACTAGGGATAGTTGTATTACGCTTAATAAGAGTAGTCATCATACCTCCAGCAGTCTCAATTCCAAGAGATAGAGGAGAAACATCAAGAAGAATAATATCAGAAGTCCTGTCATGGCCATCCTTACCTGCAGTTAGGATATGAGCCTGAACCGCAGCACCATATGCAACAGCCTCATCAGGATGGACAGAATCGTTGAGCTTCTTACCATTAAAAAAGTCACTCACCATCTGACGAATTTTAGGAATACGAGATGAACCACCTACCATTACAAGTTCATGTACCTGGTCCTTGGAAATCTTTGCATCACGAAGAACCTGGTCAAGAGGTGCAATACAACGCTTGAAAATAGCATCACCAAGTTGTTCAAACTTTGCACGAGTAAGAGTAGTTGAAAAATCAAATCCCTCATGGAGTGAATCAATCTCAATCTGTGAAGTGTTTGCAGATGAGAGAGTACGCTTGGCCTTTTCACATGCAGTTCTTAGACGACGAAGAGCACGGGCATTTTTGCTCATATCAGCGTAATTTTTGCGCTTAAAATCCTCAACGCACCAATCAACAATAGCATTATCAAAATCTTCACCACCAAGATGAGTGTCGCCTGCAGTAGCTTTTACCTCAAATACACCATCATCAATAGTAAGCAGAGAAAAATCAGCAGTACCACCGCCAATATCTACAACAAGAACATTACGCTCACCCTTCTCTTTATTATGGTCAAGACCATATGCAACAGCAGCAGCAGTAGGCTCATTAATAATACGAAGAACATTAAGTCCTGCAATTAGCCCTGCATCCTTGGTTGCTTGACGCTGTGCATCATTGAAATATGCAGGAACTGTAATTACTGCATCCTTAACAGGCGCACCGAGATAAGATTCGGCGATGCTCTTCATTTTTTGAAGAACAAATGCAGAAATCTCTTCAGGAGTATACTGCTTCTTCTCACCTTTCACTTCTACTTCAATCTTTGGCTTTCCAGAACCAGCATCCAACACAGTAAAGGGCCAATGTTTCATATCATCCTGGATAACAGAATCGTTAAAAGTACGCCCAATCAATCTCTTTGCATCAAAAATAGTATTTTTTGTATTTGATGCGGCGATAGACTTTGCAGAATCACCAACTAGTCTTTCATCATCCGTGAAAGATACATAAGAAGGAGTTGTTCGGTTGCCTTGGTCGTTAGCAATAATCTCTACACGATCATTTTGCCATACTCCAACACACGAATATGTTGTACCAAGATCAATGCCGATTGCGGGAGCGAATTTAGTTGCTGACATTTTTATTTCTGTTCTAGACTATTAATGCTGTATATTTTTAAGTACTTTTTAATTTATAGTTTCTGTTTTTGTTTTTGTTTTAAATGAATCATGTGTATTAAAATTCATCATATAAAGAAGTCTTGGTACAGGAAGAGAATTCATATATACAATTACATTTTCTTTTGATAGTGTTTTATCCATTGGTTTAAGAATATTATAGTAGTATACTTGAAGGGCAGTAATATGAGATTTCATAAGGGGATCAATATCATGATAATTTGTTGTCTTTGCTTTATTTACACTAATATACAGTCCAAATAATTCATTTGTTGTATTTCTAATCCACTGTTCATATTCCCAAAAGATATTGGATTCTTCAGGATAATATGTTAGATATTGTTTAACAAGACTTTGTGAACGAATATTAAAGAAACGTTCATCAGAACGAGGAGTATTTCCTCTCAAATTCCTAATCATATTATACATAGGTGATTTAATTCTCCATCTATTAGATTGACTGTCTTTAATAACAACTCCACGCCAATCCCATTTTTTACTTTTAGATAATTCATTAAACCAGTCTTGAATAGTATTATTTTCACTCGGCCTTGAATTGGTGATATTAAGACTTTCAATAATAATATTTTGACTATTTTCAGAAATTTCAACAGTTCCATCTTTATATACTACACCTGTCTGAAGAAGATACAGCCTGGGCTCCGCTACATGTTCAACTACAATATGTTCAGGATGTTGTAGAAGAAGTGTAATAAATGAAGATACATGATTTGTATTATCAATTGGAATAGATAAACGCTTAAGAGTATCCAAAGTATATGTTTCATCTTTCTTTTTCAGGGCTTCAAGAATCAAATCATTAAAACTTTTATTACTATAAAACTTACCTGTTGCACCAAACCGTGTTCTTGATACAATATTCATTTCTGATTCTGAATCATCATAATATGCATTAAACGTAACACCTTCAAGGTATTCTTCAATTCTATAGTTATCACTAATAGAAGTCCATTTAGTTGGGTCATCTTCTTCTGATTTGCTAGTTGATACGCTAATAGGAATATTTCTAGTAGTATTCCATACAACAGATTTAAACCACTTAGTATGCTTCATTGTCATATTAGAATAATCCTTTTTATAATGAATAATAACATTGTCACCAGAAGAAGGTTTAGTAATGATTAATTTACCGCCTTCATCACTCTCAAGATAATTTTTAAGATCATTCCAATTAGGATATTGTGTAATCAATTCTTGAAAGATAGTAATAGTGTACATTTTATCGTTTGTATTATGTGGGTACAATTTGTTGATATGTTAGTAAAATTCAAATTTATTTGAGTTTAAGATATTTTACTATAATAGTCTTATTAAATAGATGAATTCCTCCCCGGATAATGAATTAAATAATGAAAATATATCAGAAGCTGAATCAGGCCTTACAACACGCATGAATAATGAATCAATGTCACAGCAAGAAGCTGAGGAGGAAAACTTTCAGCAGCAACAGCTTTCTGAAGACAGCGGCGACGAAGCTGACAGCGAAAATGAAAACGAAAATGCTGTAAACATTCAAGACAGCGACAGCGTTGACAATGATGTGGAAAACCCTTCTGCTAATAATGATATGGAAAATATTTCACTTGGTGATAAAGTTACTATAAAACACCCTATTAGAGGTACTACAACTGGTCGTATCTACTACATGGATGATGAGATAATTAAAGTAATGCCTGAAGGCGCATCTGACCGTATTATTCCATTTACATATGATGAATTAGCAGAGTATGGTGAAATAGAAGAACTTCATATAGTAAATGGATTTATAAGGCAACAGCAAATACTTCCTGGACAGATAATGGAAACATTTACTGCAAATGGAGATCTTGTAAGTAGATATACTGTTATTGATGTAAATGAAAAGAAAGACCGTGTAACCGTTAAAGATGTTGAAGGTGCTGAAATAATAATCCCATTTACAGTACCAGGCGAATATGTAGGTGTACCGTCAAGTATACTAAGTGGTGCAGAAGTTATACGTGTGCGTGAGCCTCCACAACAAGTAAGTGAAGACGACGATACTGCATTTGTTGCAAACATGGACCAAGAAGAGATAGAAGTTGATGAAGATGAAATTGACCTAAATGTAGTTTCAAAGTTAATTGTGCAACAAATGGTTGGAATAGAAGAAATCCCTAGTTCTGAAAGAGTATTTAGTGATACTATTCAAAAAACAGATGCTCTTACTGATATTATGTCATCACTTAATGATAAAGATAAAAAGAATGAAAATATTTTACGAAAAGTACGCACACGTATTGAATCATTCTTCTCACTTCGTAATGAACTCATTGAATATACAACTAACGGTATTCCCGATAAAATTAAACTAACCTCTATTAAAAACCTAACAGAATTATTCAATACAGTATATGTACCATTAGGTCGTCCTGTATTAAATGTACATAAGAAGCAATATTATTATGAAGCAGCTTTAGATGATGAAGAAGGAATTGTTCTTCCTGAAGATGATGAATATATGTTTTATAGGGTTGCAGAGGAAGAATTAAGGAATTACATGAATGATTTAGATATTAAAATAGGAGCAAATGCTGGTGCAGATTCAAATAAAGGAGATAATACTACACCACAGTTCTGGGTATGGATGCAAGGGTTGCTAGATAAATATATAAAACCATGGAATAGTGATAAATCTACAAATAATGTATGGTCTACTATTAAGGATACTGATTTTTTCCGTAATGAAATACCTAATTTTGATACAAATCCTGTAGTTGGTTTTGGGGTTGAAGCATTACCTGAGGTTAGTAAAAAGAATCCCGCGGTAATTGAACCCCCTGAACAAATTCCTTATTCTTATATGCGTACATTAGGTCCTACATACAGAGTTGATGACAAAAAGAACAAAAGAATACTTATTAATTCTGAAAGTGCACCTGTTCGCAGCTATTTATTATTTCCTATTAGTGAACATAGGTCTATAGGTACAACACGCTCTGGTCTTCTTGCTCGTGATAGTGAACATTCAAAATATAAACCTAAATGGATGTCTCTTACAATTAATGAATTAGGAGGAGTACAAGAAACACCAACTTCAACTGGTATTTTATCTCTTGGTATTGATGGTAATATAAATGATATACCTTTACATGAATATTTAGAAACAATACCATTTACTGGATATGGGTTAGGTGATTTTAATTTATTAATGAAGCAATATGGGATGGGTGATATGGAATATAATCATTCTCTTGCTGAAATGTTTGAAAAGCGTATTAATGTTACAAAAAATACAATATATACATATATTAGTATCTTACGTAAAAAATTAAAAGAGATGTCAATTACAACAGAAGAAAACCCTTTATTTAGAGATGAAATCAAAGTAATAGGGGAAATTGTGTCAGAGCCAATATTAGTAAATGTATTACGTGATTTAACAGCAAGCTCGCCTTTGCTGTCAGAAGTAGATATTCCGCGTTTTGCTGCACTTTTAAAATATCAACCAGATTTATTTTATGCTGTAATCGGAAAACAGCCAACTTTTATTGCAAAATACAGAATGCTGTCAAATCGTGATTTATATAATGTATCACAAAATATACGTAAAATAAAAGACAAACAAGCTAAAACATCTGGTTATGCACCAACACCTAATTTATGCCCTCATGTTGCTAAATTGAAAGAAATATATAAACTTGCTGATATGAAAGATAAAGTTAAAGGATTTGTTAATTTTATAAGTAAATACCAAGGTAAACATGTTGATAATTGGATTAAATGTTCTAAATGCTTTAAAAATCTTATATGTAAACACGAATTAATACAATTACAACAACATTTACAGCCAAAAGAACAAAAAACTCTTGAAAAGGATCTTATTCTTAATTATTATGGTCCTATTATGGGAAATACATATGAATGCAAGAAATGTGGTCAGGCTATTAGAACAATTGAATATGATACAAATTTAGAGTTTGACGATGAAGGTCGCCCGATGATGGGAAGATCTGAAATGATGGATACTGAAGAAGAAGATAGACAAAAAATAAATATTATATTAAGCGCAAAAGATGGTATTGAAAGACTGAAGCTAAATAGCGAATTACATAAGAAAATATATGAGCCACTAAAAGAAATATGTATTCATATAGGAATAAAACCAACAAATGAATCATATAATAGATTGATATCTCTTGTAAAGACATTTATGAGTCAATCTGTGTTTGGTTTAGAAGAATATACAGAAAAAGAGAAGAAGGCAAAGGCAAAAGGTATTAAATTAGGAAAATATGATTCTTTTTATGATAAACATTTAGTGTATACATGCGCTGCTGCTGTGTTACTTGAGGTGCAAACTCATATTCCTTCATATTATATAAAATACGCAATACCTGGCTGTGATAATCCTAATTTTACAGGATATCCGTTAGAAGAAGGTGAAGGTAGCAGCGGCAGTGGCAGCGGAAGTGATGAAACCAATAGAGCGGGGTTAAAATACATTACATGTGCTGTGTTAAGTGTAATTAATAAAAAATCTCCTTGGTCTAATTTTAGTTTTCCTGACATAAAAGATTTATCTAAAAGGATTGATTTTGTTCAAAAAAATATTGAGGGAATATTTATATTTAGTAAAGGTGTTGGTATGCTTCGTAATAGTGAAGTTCAGAATTTACTAGCAAAGAAAAAAGAATATATAATAAGGATGACAAGTCCTGAATATCTTGAAAAAAGACCCAAAGATATATTACCACAAGGATTCTTACCAAAGCAATTTAACAATATAAATGAAGTTATAATAGATGGTTCTGCTAAAACAGATGAAGTTCGCTCTGAATTATGGGTCAAGATTGCAAATAAATATGCAAAAGATAAGGCAATTATGATTAAAGATTCTCCTTATAGTGAAACAACCTGCTGTCTTAATAATATAACAGAACCTGGTGGTTTTTGGAAAAAGATAGAAGAATTTCCCAAACTTGGAGTAAGAACAATTATTCCAGTTAGTTCAGTAAGAGGTACACGTATTGGTGTACAATTTGAACCAAGGCCATTGGAGCCTCCTTTTTCTGAAACAATGGCACCAATGCAGATGTTCCGTGTATTTACAAATGTGTGTTATAAAGGTCCGCATATTGGTCATAGGCATGAATTTAATTCATTTAAGAAGTGTTATTGGTGTGATTTTGAATATCCTTCCAAGCTTGACGAACTTAATAAAATCATAGAGATGACAGGTCTTTCTAAAAAAGAGGAAAGTGAAGTAAAGAAACGTCGTGAAGAAATGGTTCGTGCTGCTGAAGAGGATGCAATTGCAATGATGAGCGCCCAAGTAGAAATAAATGAACAAACTTTTACACAGCTATTAGATGATTGTCATAAAGCATTTGAAGTAGATAAATATAAACTACCTATTTATAAAAATGGCATTGATAGATTAGAAACACTTAAATTAATAGACCCTTCTCCTTCTTCTGAATGGATTGATATTCATTTACAAAA